TTTGTATAGTTACTCATTAGATTACCCTACCAGATTTAACGAACACATCCAATTGTTGTACAGAAAAGATGTCAGAACTGATATCAGCTTCAATACCTATCTGGAATACTCTACCAGTAGAACTAACCTGCTGACGAACAGTATTGATTAGAATACCTGCGTTGTATTCAGCTATATTGTACTCTGACACATTGTATTCAGCACGAGTCTGTGCAGGTAGTGGGATTAGTGCTGATTGATATGAGTTACCATAGTCAACACCCCAGTTAAGGAACACGTTAGTTGCTTGACCACCAATGATCAATAACACAATCTTCTTTAAGATCTTTAATACAAACGCTGAACCAGCATCGATGTGGCTGGTGTAGTATGCAAAACGGAATGAAGATCCGTTGTCATTGTTTCCTGTATACAAACCAATGTAGCCAGGACGAGTAAGATAAAGTAAGCGGTTGTTCGTAGCACAGAAGTTCTTTGGTGATAATGTCCATGTTGTTGCTTTACACGAACCATCAGGGAGCCTACTCTTTAGATCAAAACAGTATGTAATACTACGAGTAGGTAGTGTTAATAGGTAGAAACCATCCTTCTCATAATAGACTGACTTGATCTCTGCATCATTGTTGTTAGCAATTACATCAGAGATAAGATCATCTCTAACATTCCTTGACACATCGAACAAAGGAGCTGACTTCTCTTGGATGATACGACCAAGACTACGTACACCTGTATCAGCTAAGAAGAATATATCTGATCCTACATCCTGTACTGAATCCCTACTGATGCAACCAACACCATCAATAACTTCTACGATAGTTAGGTTACTCGTAGGATCTTCAGCAGCACCAGAGAAGATGATAATAGACTTCTTACAGAATGCTATGAGAAAGCCATTAAAGGCTGCTAATGCTACAATACTATCAGTACCATTAGTAAACTGACTCTCTAAGTTAATAGAGCCTGAAGAGCCTCCAGACCATTTAAACCCTTGTAGAGCATCAGACCATGTGATGGTAATTTTATCAGTGGTAGTGTCAGCAACCCATAAACGACCAAAAGCACCTAATACTTCATTAGCTAACGGTACTGTACCTGAATAACTAGGGTGTGCAGATACCAGTGTAATTGTGTTAGCTACGTGATCATACACTAAAGGATCATGGTTACGCTGAAAAAAGAATGTATGATCGTTAAAGTCAACGATTTTCCAATCCTGTGCTGTCCACGTAGAACCAGTATACTTCAGTGTCAGTGATGTAGTACCTGAATAGATCTTGTTATCACCAATGCTAAGGATCTCAGTACTACCATCATCCTTGATCACTTGTTTGATAACATAAGGTTCTGTGTTGTTATACCCAGCAGAGGTATTAACATTGTCCCAACCACGCCTAGCAGCAATACGACCAAACTGGTCAATCACTGCATTCTGTGCAATCAAAGCATAGTCTTTTGTCAATGAGACAGAAGAGTCTTGGGTGTTAAGACCTGCAAAGCCAGGAGCTACAATACTGATGGCTTTGAGTTGATCAGCCATTATACTGCTTCCCAGTTTAACTCATCTTTGAAGCGTTCAGCCTCAATAGAGATATAGTTAGCTACAGTCTTGCGATATAACTCTGATTGTTGATCGGACAAGCGACCACCATCTTCACCACGTTCATTGATAGCACGAAGATAAGCACCTTGTACAATGACATCCTTGGGTAGCCAAGCATAGTCTAGGTCGTTAACTAAGTCTTCTTGAGGTACTACGCACTCTGCTTTGATAGCGTATACCTGATCTGGTATAGGGAAAACATTGATGTTAAGTACACCTGTAGCTGCTGTAGATGGTGCAAAGCTGTAGTAGTAAGGTCTACCAGCCTGTGTAGGATTAACATTCAACAGTGTGTTCATATGATCTTCAGATACTTTCTCTAAGTAGAGGTGAGCACTTGGAAGATAAATAGATAACACTCTAGTACGTGGATTAGTACTAGGAATCTCATATTGAGATACGGTACTAGCAGTGTTGATATTCTTTGTCGTACGAAAGATAGCCCAGTTCCAAGCATCTTCAACTTCTCTCTTGGCTTCATTGACCATCTCACCAATCAACAAAGAGTACGATGATTGACTTACAGTCTGTACTGTAGGTTCACGTACCCTAAGTAGTACTGCATTAACTAGATCCAAATAAGTAGTAGCCATTTCACCACTTCTCCCGATCAGCCCAGTAGGCCGCTGACATCTTACCTTTAGCTATGTTCTTTGCATGACGAGCTTTAAAGGCTTTGTTCCTTGCTGAACCTTCAGGAGAACCTTTAACACCTTGTTGTCCGAAGCGAATCGTCTTTACTTGATCACCGTCCTTTGCAACAACAATATGAGATTTCGTAGGATGTTCCGGCGTACGCTTCGGTTTGTTGTACCCAGACACTCCTGCCCTTGCCAATCTAGAATCTTTCATTTCTTCTTAGCAGTTTTAGCTGCCTCCTTGAAATCTTTAGCTGTTGGAGCACCTTTACTCCCAGGCTTCTTCATCTTCTCACCAGAGCCTTCAGCAATACGCTTACGCTTGGCGTTGATGTTAGCGTACAATCCTGGTTTCACTTGGTTCTCTTTGCTTCTTTGGCTTTCATCATACACTTACCAGCTTTCTTACACTTAGCTGGAGTAGGACATCCTGGACAGGGTTTCATCATTTCTTCTTTCCTTTCTTCTTAGCCATACCAGCCTCTGATAAGGCAATAGCAACTGCTTGTTTACGTGACTTAACTACAGGACCGCCTTTACCGCTATGCAGAGTACCTTCTTTGTACTCACGCATAACTTTCTCAATCTTCTTTGGTTTTTGTTTCATCTTTCTTCCTTCCAAAGATCATTTGTACTGTATCTGTTTCCCATATCCTGATTGCAGTCCATACAATGGTGAGGACAGCAGCCATTGCAGGTAGTAGTTCAGCTAGAGTACCCACAACTGTAATGATTGATAAGGCATCACCAACTTGCTTTACATGCTCATCTGCCTGTAAAGCCATGATTAGCTCACTGAATCAGCTACAGAGTCTGCACCGCTGATAGAGTCTGCAAAGATAATCTCTAAAGGCTCTATTGTTTCTGTGATGGTTCCAGGATAAGCGCCTTCCACCCATACCCTGTCAGAGTGGTTCCAGTTCCACTGGTAACCTGCCCTGTCTGCTGGCTTTGGTGGCCGTACAACCCACTCATATGACCACCAGATAACTTCCATACCTTCAGGGCAGTCCGGCGCATCAGGCACTTCAATCCAGCCCTCTGTACCGTCTGTTTGAGGCTTGGGAATACTTCCGTTTTTACTGTAGAGCATGGTGGGCCTCACTGTACTGGGAAGGGTGCTGTTGGTGGTGTAAAGTTGGCTGTGTAACGAGCGTAACCATTTGTAATACGAAGCCCTTGAATATAACCGCCATACCAGCGTGAAAGAGGAACATCGGCCCCTACCGCATAAGATGATGTTGATCCACTTCCTATATTTGTTGTATATGTTGTTTGACCGCTTGCCGTTCCGTTTAAGTACCACTTCAAATTATTTGTACTGGTGCCGTTTCGCACCAATGCAACGTGATGCCAAGTATTAGCTGAGAGTGTTGAGGATGCTGTTAACACCGCAGCATTATTTGCTGCAAAGCCAAGAAGCCCGTAAGCTCCTTCAAAACGAACTGCAAACCATCCTGTGGTATTTGAAGCTGATGTTGATCCAAAAATAAAGGCATAGGTTCCGCCGGTTGCTGTGTGGTACATCCAAAACTCACAAGTAAAGTCACCGCCGCCAAACGCAAGCAAACTACTATTAGGCAACAATAAATAATCACTTGTTCCATCAAAATAAATACTTGTCGTACCAAACTTTGCAGCCCCAGTGCTGATCTGAGCATTCCCAACAGTCTCCAAGACATTCTTGGCAGTGGCATCAATGACACCAGCGTTGGTGAAGTTGAGGAGTAGGGATGTGTTGGTGATGTTGGTGAGTGGTGCGGTTGGCGGGGTGAAGGCTGTGGTGTATAAAGCAGTCCCTTTTAATAGTCTGAGTCCACTTAAATAACCAGAAAGCCTGTTAGTAGACGCAACCTCACCAATAAGCAATGTTGCAGAAGTATCAAGCGATGTTGCGCCAGTATAGGTTGAACCCTCTTGATTCCCGTTGATAAACAGTTTTATACCTGTTGCACCTGGAGTTCCAGAAATTGCAATGTGGTTCCACGAATTTAATTGGACTGTATTAGTGCTTGTAATGTCTGCGCCATCACCAGAAAAACCAGCATCAATTTTTCCCGATCCTGCCGTTGAACCACCCATTTGAACAACAAATCCAGTTGTGCTTCCACCGTAGTTTGTTATCAGGCATTGCGTTCCACTTAGAGTTGTTGGGTAATACCACAACTCAATCGTAAACGCTCCGGAACCAAAGTTAAATGCGGCATTGTTAGCAATACTAAGATAATCCCCACTCCCATCAAAGTACCCTGACCCACCATAAGTCGCAGCAGTCCACGGTAGTAATGGGTTGAATGGAGAGAAGGCTTGTACGGAGGGGGAGCCTGTTACCGTAATCGTCTTAGCAGTTGTCTGCGTATTCGTATCAACAAAACGATTGCTTTGGCACGTTAAAAGAACCGTATTGGTGATCGCAGTAAGTGGTGACGTTGGTGGAGTGAATGCGCCCGTATAAACAGGAGAGCCTTTTACAAGGCGCACGTTGGATATATATGTATTTGAAACACCAACGAAAGACCCGTTGTATGTCTGGCCGATACACAGACCATTAGCGGCAATTCCCGTAAAACTCGTTGTGATCTGTGCGCTTCCTTTACTTACCCCGTCAACGTAGATGACGGTGTTACCAGCTCCGGCTCCGCTTCTTACCAAAGCAAGGTGATGCCATGTATTAAGAGCTATTGCGCCCGACGAAGTTGTTAAAGGCGTACCACCGTTTGTATATAGACTTACAGTTGTAGTTCCACCCGGAAGGTAAAAAATAAAGCCGTTCTGACCAGCGTTTTCATTTCCGATACAGACCAACTGGCCTGACGATGAATTTGCAGTAACGTACACCCACATCTCTAAGCAAAAATCACCTGTCAAATCAAGGTCGGTGCTATCCGGTATGGTCAATCGGTAATTAGATGATCCGTCAAAGCGGTTTGACCACCCCGTCTGTGAGAACGGTGAGAACGTACCTTGTGTGGTGTTGCCGTTGCGGGTGATGGTGAAGTTGTTAGTGGACGAGTCTAAGAACGTGTTGTTCTGTGCGCCGTTGGTGCCGTTGCCGGGGAGTAACAACGATGTTAAGTTAAAGTACTGGTCTTTTAGTACTCCAGCACCACTCATGAGTAAACCAAAGATACCAGCCATGACTTAGCTCACGTTACCAGTGATAACACACTCAGTACCGCTAATGAACAACACTGTAGCCACACCTCTTGTTGCTAAAGAGACTGTAGCCATATCCGTATTCGTACCAGCAATGTATGCAGTGGTAATAGAACACGTAACTGTTAAGCTACCTGATGTGTTGTTGTACAACGATACAACATCACCTGCTGAGAAGGTTGAGTTAGGGATCGTAATACCAGCAGACAACGAGATAACTTTACCTACGTCAGAGGTAGCCATCGTAGTCGTTGTAGAGCTAACAGGTACATTAAGAAAACCTAATGTCGTATCAGCATCAGGTAGTGTTGCAGTACGGTTAGAGTTAGTGTTGGCGGACTGAATCGTATGTGTACCAGTACCGCTAGCATTTCCTTGAACTTTTATAGCAGACATTTTTTATCCTCAATAATCTAGAACTACCCATTTCTGTCCTGTACCTACAGTGACAGAGATTCCGGTATTAATTGTAACAGGTCCAACGCTAAGTCCATTCTTAGCAGAGGTTACGGTGTAGTTAGATGATATGGTTTGATCATTCTCTAGGATTGTTGAAGATCCACCACCGCCTCCGGTAGCAGCAATCGTAATCGCACCATCACCGTTAGTAATAGTTACATTAGACCCTGCAGTCAGTGTTGCTTTAGTTAAACCACCAGAAGCATTACCAATCAGTAGTTGACCATTGGTGTACGATGTTTGACCAGTACCGCCATAGAGTCTGCTAATCGTCGTAGCAGTCCATGTACCAGCCATAACCTCACCAGAGTCATTAACAGTGAATGCACTGTTCTGGATTAGTTTACCTGTTGTACCATCAAACCTTGCTACAGCATTATCAGTAGCAGATGCAGGACCAACAACATCACCACTACCACCGCCACCACCTGTGGCAGATAACGTACCAGCAGCAAAGCTTAGTCCAGTACCTATTGTAACATTACTAAAACCACCAGAGCCATTACCGTATAGAATGGAAGTACCGCTGGTTGCTGGTGCATAGTCAGTACCAGATACAGCAGCAGTGAATGCTGAAGTACCATTACCTTTTAAGATACCTGTTAAAGTAGTAGCTCCAGTACCGCCATTAGCAACCGCTACTGTACCAGTGACATTAGCTGCGTTACCACTGATGTTACCAGTGATCTTAGAACCAGCTAAAGATGTAATCCATGTTGGATTTGCATAGCTACCGCCTGTAGCAACACCATCAGTGATACCGTAACCACTTAGTGTGGTAGGTGTTGCTGTAATCTTTGACCAAGCTAATGATGTTAACCAGGATGGATTGCTATATGTACTTGCTGTAGATACACCATCAGTGATGCCATAACCACCCAGTGTTGTTGGTGTACCAGTAACCTTAGACCATGCTAGTGCTGTTAACCACGTAGGATTGCTGTAGCTTCCTGTCGTAACAACACCATTCGTTGCGGTAGCTGCATTACCTGTGATGCTAATATTCCATGTACCTGAAGCATCGCTACCAGTTCTACTAGGAACATCTAGATTAGTTCTTGCATCAGCAGCAGTACTTGCTCCAGTACCGCCATCAGCAACTACAAGATCAGTGATACCGCTGACAGAACCACCAGTAATGCTAACTGCATTGGCATTCTGTGTTGCAATTGTACCTAAGCCTAGGTTAGTTCTGGCTGTAGATACATTAGCTAAGTCAGAAAGATTGTTAGCCCTAAAAGCATAAGTGGTGTCAGAGCCTGTAGCCGTGACACCTAAGTTAGTTCTTGCTTGTGCTGCTGTTGATGCACCAGTTCCACCGTCAGCAACTGCTAAGTCAGTAATACCAACAACAGAGCCAC